TTCCATAACACGCTGAGCTGATGATGGTGCGATAGGATCATGCAATGTCATTGCGATTGTACCCCATTCACCTTTACCAGCCAAATATCTCTTGCTGTTGATATAATCAATAGTAACTGGTTCCATTGTAAAAGATGGTCTTGCTACAGTTTTAAGAGTATAAGCTGGAATTTCTTCATCTTGAAAGAAAAGAATCCAACGATTATTTCTTTTTGGCTCAAATGTATCTGGTAGTAGCCTTCCTTGATCTAATGTTGTGACTGCCACTATATTTCTCCGTTGTTGTTTATTGTAATATAAATATATATAACATTAAAATTTGTTGAGAGGGTATTTCACCTCTCAACAAAATATTTATTTATTAAACTTCACCAAATGTGGCACCTGTGCCATCAAGATTAAAATCAAAGATAATAATTTCTGCGGCCTGTGTGGGCTGTAGGAAAATCTTACCTTTAATAATGTTTCTATCAATCAAATCTGGTGTTGTTGTTGTTTCATCAAGAATGGCCCTAAACTGTGTTAGACCGTTTGCGGCCTGCACGTTGTTCAGATATTCGTTAACTCTTGCAAGCAGTGCACCTCTTGTTCCAGCATTGTTTGCCTCAAAGACAAACAATCTTGAGAAACCAGCGATTGTCTTTCTAACCTCTAACAACATTCTTCTAACATTGACACGATCAAGAACTGACTGCTTCTTCTGTAGTGTTTTCTGACCGAAGATAACAATACCTTGGCCTGGGAATGTAGCGATTGGGTTGATATTGACTTGATATAGATCATCACGAGCTGCTTGATTTAGTCTGCGTCTTGCTTCCAAGACACTATCCAAACCACCTCTTGTAAAGCCAGCAGGAGCATACCAAGGTTGTGAAACGCTATCGTTAAATGAGTAAGCACCCATTACTTCAACGCTTGGGGGAACCCACATTAGACGATTGTTTTCAGCGTCATTGATTCTAACCCAAGGATAATATGCAGCTGCATAGTTTGTATCATACTTTGATGATTCTTCTACAGCAGCAGCAACACTTAGGGCAAGACCAGCACCTGATGCTGATGTATCACCCAAGTCGATAAGGGCAAAAGCGTCAGAGCGTGCTGTAATCATATCAACCAACTTATCGTTTGTTGTACCTGTTTCACCAGAGTGAACACCAGGAACAGCAATTAGATTAAAGTCAATTTCTTCGGGGTTTGAAAGAATATTGATAGCTGTTGAGAAGTCTTCGCTAAGGCTACCATCATTATATGAGTTCAACATATTCTTTCTTGGATCAAATCCATCAGTACCACCATACATAGCCATTGTGAAACGAATCTGGTTTGTTGCGCTGAAGTTATCAGCGTTTGCACCAGTTGTGTCAATGAGTGTGTATGAAGATGGGACATTTGTTATTTCATCAGTTGTTGTACCATAAATGATACCTGTCTGTTGAGCAAATGTTCCATTTGATGTATTAATAACAGAGTTCTTTAGTCTGTCAGCCATACCAGCATCCAAAGAAACACCAGCGTAGGTAGAAGATGAAACTTCACCTCTTGTATTTAGGTGATTTGTCTTTGTGCTGATAGGAGCGAATGTGACCCAACCTGTTGCGAAATCTGTATCAAAGTTTGTACCGTCAACGGTAACAGTAATACTACCAGAAGCTGCTAGATCAAGAATTGATTCACTAACTGTCAAAACAGTTGATGTGGCGCTAACGATTGTGTAATCACCATCATTGCCAGGAAAAGAAACAACTGTCGCATCGGCTATTGAAACAATGCCACTAAATGTTACATCTGTATCAGCGCCGTTTGCTGCGCTGCTAACAACTGTTACACCAAGAGATTCACCATCAACTAACACATCACTACCAGGTACTGGAGTAAAGTTATTATCAAAAGTAACTACGGTGCCACTAACAGTAGCAACGGCAGGTTGTTGATGTGAAGTTCCACCAACTGTAATTGTCGCACCAGCATCAAGATAACCCCATTCAGTATGAGATACTGAGCTTGTTATTGTACTACCAGTTTCTGCGAATGTGATTTCATTAGTGGCAGAAACATTAAAAGTGACCTCCAAACCAAGAGCATCTCTGTTTGTTGGATTAACATTAGCTGTGGGATATCCCTTAAACCCAGCTGGGTGAGCGTTTGTGGGTGCGCCATCAACAACTTCTACTCTAACAAACTTGGATCGGTTGTCGAAATCACCTTCATACATAACTTCTACAGGTGATGTATTAAAATTGTATACAGGATAACGATCACCAATCATTCTACCAATAAACTTGGGTGATGTTGGGTCCATTGTAACATTTTCATATGCTTCCAATACCTGTGGTTGATCATCTGTATCACCAGCGGCACGAATAGCAACACTGAATGTTGGATATTCTGTGGCGCTTGCTGCTTTGTTAACATTTGTTACTGATACTTTAACAGAAGCTGGTGAGTGTGTCATCTGATGAAATTTAAACATTTCAAATACTTGACCATCAAAGTTCTGTGAGACAACAGCTGTTGTCTGAGGCTCAAACAATCCAGCAATGGTATCAAAAGCTGTTGTGCCGACAGTGTTACCCATCTGTGCGGTAACACTAATCCAGTTATCTATGCCGTGTGTTTGAGTTGTCAAATTGTCAACTGTTCCTGCATAGTCACCAACAGAATAATCAAAAACAGCGTCAACATATAGGTCACTAAAAAGCTCGCCATCTGTATGCACTTTTGGATTTGTACCAATTACTTTTTTGATATATTTGGGGCTTGAAGGGCTAAGTGAAAGACCAGTAGCCACTTCGCCATTAGCACTCAATGAAAAGTTTGTTGCTGTTCCATACATAAGTATATCGCTAGCATCATTGCTTCTTCTTCTAACAACACCAAGAACGGCATTACCATTGACAAGAGAAGCTGTTGTACTACCAGATTCTGGAAAGGCCAACATCGCTGCTTGGCCTACACCAGCAGAAGTACGTCCAGCCAATTTTACGAATGTCAAGCTATCACCATTTCTTAGGTAATTTCTTGCAGCGTATCCAGCATAATGTTCGGGATTTAGTCCACCAAATACTTCCTTAAACTGACCAAAACCTGTGACAGTAATAGGTCTGTAAGCTGGACCCTTTGATGATAACCCTATTAGAGCAGCACCAACGCCAGCTTCGGCAGCAGATGGAATAAATGATTCGTCAATTTCCTGTGTATATACACCAGGAGATACGAAAACACTTGCCATGCTTTTTCTCCTAAATTAATAATGTAAAAATAATAAAAAAACAATTTGTCTTTTTCTACAAGTAAGTTGCATAAGTAGAATGTTATCTTGACGCAAATACTTTATAACCTATAACACTATAATAAATACATTTCAAAAAGGGCAAAAAAAAGAGCCTATCGTGAAATAGGCTCTTTATTTACAAATATATTTTATTACTACTTGCTTGCTTCTACTGATTCCTTACGATACTGAGTAGCGAGCTTCTTGATTTCACCGATTGCCTTACGTGCTCGTTGACCAGCGGCCTTATTGCCGTTGTTAACAAACTTTTCGTGGTTCTCAGTGAAACTTTCAAATAGTCCTGCGATTTGTGTATATGTTTCCATATCACTTACCTCCACTGGTATATTTTGGTTGTTGTGATAATTTATTCTGCTGCAGCTTCTGCTTCAGCGATTGGTTCTGGTTGTTCCTGTTGCGTTAGATCAATTCCAAGCTCTTCCAACAATTCATTCAACTGCAACAATGCACCTCTGTTGACAGTATAATTTTCTGTTAGCGTGTTAAGCTGACGTTGAGTCTCTTGTACTTGCTGAGCAAGCTGATTGAGAACACTGATAATGTTTTCGCGCTTACTCAATAGTGCGTCTGATTCTACTGATGCCATATCTTACCTACCTTTCTTTATTTTATTTTCTAACAACAAACAATATAGTAGTATGTTGTCGTCTTCAAATTTTGAATGACCTTGTGTGTAATATTTTATAGATGTTTGGTAATCGCCCATTATATCATAAGCTTTACCTAACATATAATAGCTTTCTATATCTTCTGGGTTATTTTCTAATCTTTTTATACACAGCCTAATATATTCTTCATCAACAGCTAAATGTTGCCAACTATGTATCAAAATATTAGAATCAATACGTTTTAAACCCTCTCTATCTATAGTATAATAAAGATTTTCGCCTATGTTATACTTGTATCTTATTCTTTTATCGTTTCTGAATAATCTAATACACTTTTTTTGTATACATCTAGAATACCCTCTATAGAAGCTGGCATCGATTGTGGCAGGGTCTGTATTTTCTTGGGAAGTATATAGGTTTATTTCCGTTTCAAAGCCATAGGTGTCATTGGCGTTGCCATAGAGTATTCCGTTTGATATGCGTTGAATACTATTTGCATCTATTTCGTCGTTGACATTCATTTTGAATATCCACTTACCACTACAACAATCTAAACCTTTGTTATAAGCAGAAGAATAATCATCTTCCAAGTCTGTTTTCACTATAACTATTTTTTCGTTATAGTCTTTATATATAAATTTTTTTCTATTACCCGTTATAACCACAACAGCTTCATCAATGATGCTTTCAAAATCATTTATAATAGAATAAACTTTTTCGTATTCATCTTTGCATACTATCAGTAGTGATAAATCTTTCATATATACCTGCTATAAAAAAACACTCAGAGCCTAAACTCTGCTCTGAGTGTCTGTGTAATAACCTTAATCACGATAAATGAAATCACTCACCCCCTTTGGTTGCCTGCGAAGCAACTGATGTGATTATTTAGTATTAAGGCTCGCCTATATATTTTTATAATAAATTTTTGCTTGGTTTGTAAACTTTGTTATTCTGGTGGTAGTAAAAATAAATTATCTTCAGATTTTAATCTTTCTTCATTTATTTTTCTTTGAACTTCCTTCTCTTCCGCAATAATTTGTTTTTCTCTTTCGTGCACAATAACTTTTATGGTGTCAAAATCCGATTGATTTAGTGTAACCAAGTTATTTCTTCTCATAGATTTATCAACATATTGAAGAAGAATTTGCATTTCGTTCCTTTGTATGTGTGTGTGGAATTTTTCTATTTGAGTACTATAAAAATCGGAACTATATAATTGCATTATTGGTTCCATCGCCACCTTTAGAGAATCTTTATCCATTTGGTAATTTTCATTACTTGTATAATTCTTTTCATCTATGTGTAAGGTTGAATGGTAAAAATGTATAGCGACAAAAAGTGAAAATAAACAAATGAGAATTTTAGCTAAATCTTTAAAATTATTCATAATAACCTCCTAGAGTGTTTTTAAGGTTTCATTAGTTTTAGATTAGGGTTTCTTTGTTGCATATCGGGATCAATAGATTCTATTTTTGTTATAAACTCGTCATAATTTTCTTTTAGGTCTTGATCAGCTTTTTCTTTTTCGGCGGCTCTTTTTCTTTTATTCTCTTCTTCCCATTCATTTACCTTTTTTCTCCAAAAGGCAATCTCTTCTGGTGTTAGATGCTCTAAATTATTTTTAGATATTGTTTCAAAAATTATAGTACTAAGTAAGGTCATTTCATTAT